TTAGGAACCAATCAACAAATGGTTTGGGCTTATGATTTCTTAACAACCCGGCGTATAACAACCCAAGAACTTTCAAACTTTACAGGGGGAGAAATACCCGGATTTGCAGAATCTAGTCTAGACTTGATGGAGATGATCTTCGGAGAACATCAAACATTAGCAGTCAATGCAAATATACCCGGTACTTTCATTACTACCATGGCAGATAGTTTAGGAAGTGGTAACGCATCAGCAGCGGATAGGCTTCATTGGACTAGAGTTTATGTGATGGCACCAGCAGCAGTAGGGACTTGTACACTTACTATCTATTCTACTAACTTAGTTAGTCAGGCTATTACCGGGAAAGAAAAGGACTTAGTCTATATTGAACGATTGCGTAGAGCATATACTCAAGATCCCGGACGGAATGAATGATGGCTAAGAAGAAGAAAAAGAAGAAAGCGTTAGATCCATCTTTACTTCCTTTCTATCTCCCCGGGGCTACTACCCCATCAGTAACAATGATAGAAGCCACTACGGATTGGTCTAAGTACTATTTAGATTACATGAACAATCGCGATACATATTGGGGACAAGATGCAGCTCTATTCGCAGATGCTTGGGTAGGCAATCTTCAATCAGTTCTCAACATTGGTAATATGGGAAAGGCAACAATTCAAGGAACTATCGGGTGGAAAATGGGTTTGTATAGTACATTAACATTAGGCATTCTAACTGAAATTGTAGTAGATGTCTTAGTTCTAACTACTGCGATAACAATAGTGGATCCAACCGACCAACATAATTGGGGACTTGATGACTTATCTAGAGGATATGAAAAGAATTGGGGTGACGAGTTGATGAGTTCCGGGATGTGGAAGCATATTTCATTCGGAAGCGTCGTCAGTTAGTTTCATCTGAAATAACTCTTCAGCAACTCTACGGTTTCTAATCTCTCTAAGTATTTCAAGATATAATTCATGATAAGGCTCTTCTCTCATACCTTCCATCTCTCTTCCTGCTATCATAGTTGCAATGAATTGCAACTCATCTGTTCTCCATCCTTCAAACTTCTTCATTGTCTAGCCTCCTTCTGTGCTCTCATGACTTGTTCCCAATCTTTAATGATGTATTCTAGGGCTAATGATCTATTATTCCCTGTTTGTTTCATGTACTTATCTAATGCCATCACACAACCTATGGGTAAACTAACCGTTATAGTCGTCATATAATCGCCTCTACCGGCTCTATTTCTCCTAACCATGGTACGGCGTTCCTATCTTTTATTATTAATCTTATTATTTTGATGCGTTGCAAAAGCAAGTTTGAATAGGCAAACCCCTATTTCCGGCTGTCGCGGTCGGGCGTGGCCTCCTAGCCCGAGGGTTGGGCTAGGCACGACAAAAGGCTTGTTGGGTTCGCTACGCTCACAAAAGATAAGAGCGGTTGATAGGAAAACTTCCGAAAATATAACCTTTATAGACCGTAGCGGTAGCCCCGACCCTATGGCAACAGCAAAGACAGGCAGTTTTTACCTGACAGAGACAGTACAATTACCCGCTGCATCAGCAAACGGTACTAGAGTGACGGGGACGATTGATCTATCCGCTTATGTCAATGTCCCAACAGGACAGGCAATAGCAATAGATCAAGTAGATTTTATTTGGCAACGGGACGGTGATTTTGGTTCAGCCGCTACTTTATTCCTTGCTGGCAATGGTTCTTTAGGTTCTCAATTAACAGATTTGAATCCGGGAACTGAGTTTGTTAGAGCAGATGATCAAAGCCTAGTTGCATCAGGAGCATTAAACATCGATCAAGGTAATAACGTCGTATCTCATTCAAGCGATATGTACCCCGATAACTTCGGCCCTTCCGGTCTAAGTGATATGTTTATTGTAGTGAATGATCAACTCTACTTTACAGTTGGTAATGATGCGTCAGCAGTAGGTACTGGTGTTATGTATGGAACAGTACGGATTCGTGCAAGAGTAGTCAAACTATCAACTAAAGATTGGATGGCAGTAGCAATTCAGAGTACAGCGGCGGATAACTGAGGATGGTTAAATGCCATCCTTTGCTGAAGAACTAGCTGCATTAGTTACTCAAGCATTCTTGCTCGGAGTAAAGTCTGAAGCAAAGAAGCAAGCAGGTAAAGCAGGTCGAGAACTTGTTAAGGAAGTTCCTAAAGCCTACAAACGCCAAAGGGAACGAGAAGAGAAGGTAGTTCGCAAAGCATCTGCATATAACAAAGAATATGCTAAGCAATATAAAAAACTCAAAAAGGCTCATCCTAGAACTGGCTTCCCTGCTTTAGCAAAGAAAGCCCACGCTAAAACTAAGAAAGCAATGGGTACTAAGAAAGGCCAAGTAAGAAAGACAGCGCGTCGCGCGTACGAGAAGTGATTAAGATGGAAGATACTACACCACGCAGATTAATGAAGCAAGTAGGGATATGTTCTTTACAATTTGATTTAGAAAGTGCAGACCCTGCCATAACTAACTTTGCTATTGGTACAAATAATGAAGGATGGGAACAAATACCACAACAAAACTTAGCCTTGGGTGTCGCCGTAGTGGCCAATCGTCAATATATCGATTTGGCGGGTTACGCTATGAAGGACTTGACAACTTTTATTCAATCAGTTGACATCCAAAAGTCAAGGGATCCATTAGGAACCAATCAACAAATGGTTTGGGCTTATGATTTCTTAACAACCCGGCGTATAACAACCCAAGAACTTTCAAACTTTACAGGGGGAGAAATACCCGGATTTGCAGAATCTAGTCT